CCAAAATATGGGACTATTGAACTTGTAAATAAATTGTAAATAATTGTGAATGAATATTGAATTGTATAAACTATTTTAATATAATAATTATATCAGCTAATATATGAAAGGAGAATAAGAACATGCTGAAATTCTTTACAACCATGTTTCCGTCGATCATGGCGCTTGTGACAGTCCTTCTCGGGCTGGTGCTCGTCTGGATCAGACAGAGACGCGAAAACAAGATCGCCACGACTGGAAAGGATTCGGAGAGTCTGAAGAATGCGGATGAAGCTCTCACGAAGATCTATTCGATGTTGCCTGGACTCATTACCTTCTCGGAGACCATGAACAGCGGAAAGAGCGGAGCGATCAAGAAAGACTTTGTGCTCAATTACATCAAGAACACATTCGCGATGATGAATGTGGAGATCGATGAAGCGAGTCTGACAGCGATCTCGTCCGCTATCGATGACATTGTATCCGCGACTAAAGTCATGCATACGGGAGCGAAAGCAGAATGAAGAAGATCTCTGAAATGACTCTCGAAGAGCTTCAAGATTATGCGCTCCAGCTCGAATCCGATAAGACATCTCTGGAGACACAGATCGGAGAGAAGGACGCGTCGATCAAGGATCTGACCGACACAAATCTTATGCTCCAGCAGAGAAACAACAAACTTTTCATGCAAGTCGAACAGGGACAGAAGGAAGAGGAAACTTCCGAAGAGCCCGAGAAGGTTGAGACTTGCGAAGAGTACGCTATTAAAAATATGAAAGGAATATTGAAGTAATATGGGATATTCAATCGAAATTCTGAACACGATCAGAAACAACGCTTCGACTGAGTATAAGACCAGAGTCCCGCAGGCGACTCAGGACAACATCACCGCAGTCGGGCGAAACATTGCCGAGTATGACAATGTATATAATGAATTCATCACCACGCTTCTTCACAAGATCGGAAAGACCATCGTCACGACTGCTCTTTTCGAGAACAAGCTGAAGAAGTTTAAGAGCGGAAAAGTCCTTACGGGACAGGATATCGAAGACATCTTCGTCGCTTCCTTCCGAGCTGCTGAAGGAGCTTACGATCCCGAGGGCGGAATGGGTGACGGGGGAGTCAATCCCTTCAAGAGAAGAGAATATCAAGACGCGACTGTATATTATTACAGAATGAATCGTCGAGATAAGTATGTCATCACGATATACAAAGACGATGTGATCCGCGCGTTTAACTCTGAGACTGCTCTTGATACATTCATCACAGCTCAGTTTAATTCGATGTATGCGGGAGCTGAGCTTGACGAATATGAGCACATGAAGAAGCTTCTCGCGGAAGCTATTAAGGCGGGCGACGCTTACACTTATCTCGTTCCCGCGATCGGTGGAACGGATGACGCGCAGAACATGAGCGCATGCAAGGCTTTTGCGCGTACTGTCAAGAAAGCTGTCGCAGATGTATCTTATCCGACGGATCTCTATAACTCCGCGAAGGTCAAGAAGGCAACGAAGAAGAATAATCTCGTCCTGTTTATCAATAAGGACATCGCGCCACATCTCGATGTTGATCTATACAGTGTGATCTTCGGTCCCGATTATGCGAAGCTCGGAATCGAGGTCATCGAAGTCGACAACTTCGGAGATGACGCGACTGGGACTTATGCTCTTCTTTGCGAAGACAGCTTCTTCAAGTGCTTCGATGTAAAGAATGAGATGACTCAGCTTCCGAATCCCGATGGACTGTATACAAATCACTGGCTTCACATCTGGCAGATCCTCGCATACTGTAAGTTTGCGACATTTGTCCGCTTTGGTACTGCTGAGGTAACGACGGGAGCGTGATGACATGAGTGAGCCGAGAGGATTAATCAATTTAATTCACAGAGCTCCACTTGATATCACATACCAACATCAAATAGACTTCAAGAGTCCCAGCGAGCAAAGATCTTACTGGGACTCTCTTGTTAAATATAGGTTGAATGATTACACCTATATCAGACGCGAGCGGAGATCGGTCAAAGTCAACAAGTCTTTTGACGAGCTTGAAGGAATCAACTATCTCACATATCAAGCTCATGTCGGGAATGTGACTAAGTGGTTTTATTGCTTTGTGATAGATAAAGCATATGTAAACGACGAGACGACGACTCTCTTCTTTGAGATCGATGTCTTCCAGACTTACATGTTCGATTATAAATTTAAACCGACTTACATCAGTCAAGCTCATGTCGATCGATGGGACGCGAATCATCTTCCGATCTACTCTCGAACGGAAGAGTCTCTCGATTATGGAAGTGAATATATCACCGAGTCCGCATATAAAATGAAAGCAGATCACGACGCGGATCATGGTTTTTATTTAATGTTTGTCAAAGAAGCGGGAGACTCGACGCTCGTCGATGATCCGAGTGAGATCATCGGAAATCCGTCACCATATGCGATCTGGATCGTCCCCGACTTCCGAGATCCGAATGTAATATGTGGATGTTACTCGGGAACGACGGGAGCGAATCTTCAATCTCTTTCAAATATGAGTGAGATTCAAGCGTTCATGATCGAGCACGATCTCGGAAACATTATTCAGCAGATCGCTTATGTTCAGTATCTTCCTTTAAAATATAATATGGTCACTGTTACGGGAGACGAGAGCGGGATCAATCGTCTTTTTGACGCTGGTTTTATTTTTACATTTCATCAGATCCAGAACGCTACTCAGACGGGACATATAAATGTTATGCGACTGTTTATTATAACGGAAGATCAGCTCGTTCATGACTTCGCAAGTCTGGGAATTTTTGAAGGTCTGGAGAAGGATATTCCGAGCGAAGAGATGTGGACAGCATTGAAGAGCTCTCCGAGGAAGACAGAACGCGATCGTCGATATGAGTCGAAGCTTCTCTGTTTTCCGTATCGATATAACATCTTTACGGACTGGGTATCGACTCCCGCGCTGATCAAGAATGAATATATCAGCGGAGACGCGATCAAAGTCAAGGGATCAATCGGATTCAATTTTAATGCGCCGCGTCGCTTCTGGATAGATAATTATCGGAAAGATCCCGAAGGGCGAGAAATTTCCATTTCTCAATTAATTCCGATGGAGCAACCGATCATCACAGACGCGTATTATAGTTACATGCTCCAGAATAAGAATCAGATCAGCGCGAACATGACGAATGCTCAGATCAACATGGCGAGTGGAGTCGCGACGGGTGTTCTCGGAGCTGTGGGATCTGCTTTGATGGGTAATCCCGCTGGAGCTATCGGAGGGCTCGCAAGTACTGCGGGAAGCTTCGTCAATGGTGCAGTCAATTATCAAGCGATGATCCGAAGCGAGAACGCGAAGCAGAAGGACTTGAAGAATCTTCCCGTCACGATCTCGAATTCAAACGACACCAGTCTCGCGCTCTCGGATGGAGCGACATATCTCACGATATATCGAAAATCGATATGCTGTGAATTTAAAGAACAGCTCGCGCAGTACTGGCACATGTACGGATATAAGATCAATAAGCTCGAAGTCCCGCGCTTACGATCCCGCGTCCGTTACAACTACATCAAGACGATCGGAGCTAATATCGAAGGAGCGATCGAGAGCAATTATCTTGCGACTCTGAAAGCGATCTTCGACAACGGAGTCACGATCTGGCACTATTCCGAGAATGACTTCAATCCGCTCGATTACACATACGAGAATCCAGAGGTATTATTAATATGAAGAAAAGAACAACATCAACAGACATCGATAACTGGAGAACGGAACGATTTTTATATCACCGCTTCAAAATGTTAGCGATCAATCAATTCAAATGGAACGGACTTCCCGAGACGATACAGGAAAGACACATCGAGCACGTTCTTTTTGATGAGGGACGAGTCCTCTTCTTCGAGGATAAGACGGACGGACTTTTCTGTCTTCCCGCGATGGAAGGACTCGGCGTCAATGTCTATGGAGATCCGCTTCACTACACCGCAACGGGCTTCAATCGAACTTTTAAAAACATCCCGCTCGATAAATGTGTGCTGATCGAGAATAATAAACTCCGCATGCCGACATTCCTCGCGATCGATTACTTTGTGAATCAGCTTTATGAGATCATCAGAACGCGAGACACCAACATCAAGACATTGAAAGCTCCATTCTTCGTAGTATGCGATGACAAGTCTGTTTTGACTTATAAGAAGCTCATGGAAGAGATTGAAAAGAATAACTTTGCAGTCTTCGGAGACAAGAGCTTCAATATTGAGGACGCGATCAAGGTCTTCCAGACGGGAGTGAAGTGTCTGACTGCTGAGCTGACGGATGTATATCATGACATCATGAATGAAGCTCTGACATATCTCGGAATCAATAACGCGAACACAGACAAGCGGGAGCGACTGATCACATCGGAAGCGGACAGCAATAATCAATTCATTGATTCATGCGCGTCAATGTTTCTGGAAGCTCGTCAGCGAGCATGTGAAGAGATAAATAAGAAGTTTGGTCTAACTGTTTCCGTTGAGCTGAGGACTCCGAGGATCGAAGAAGCTGAGGAAGGAGAGATCGACAATGTGGACAAATCGGAACATGATTAAGAGATCTTTTCCATCTGGGAACAGTCTCGTCACGATAACGCTTTGCGAGCTTCTTGAAGGCGGATTCTGTCTCTTTGATCCAGAAGATAAATATCCGATCTGGGACGAGAATCACCGCGCGGAGCTGGAGAAGAAGATCATCGAGCATTATATGTATAGACAGATCGGATTCGAGACTCCAGCCCGCTTTAAATTCGAGCTGAATAAGCTCATGCGGGAGATCATGCCGAATTATATCAAGATCTGGAAGACTACTCAATATAAGTATAATCCGATCGAGAACTATAATATGCGCGAAGGATCAACCGACATCGCGGAGCATGCGAGCGACGATCAGCACCAGAGTACATCCCGTTTCTCAGACACTCCGCAAGGATCAATCGATAACATTGATAAATACATCACGACAGCGAATAAGGATGACGGATCTGTCAGCTCTAAGAGCAACGGAAAGACCGATCACACCGCATGGAGAAATGGAAACATCGGAGTCACTACGACTCAGCAGATGATCGAGCAGGAGCGGAAGATCACTATCGATGTGGACATGATGATCATCAATGAATTGAAATCTTTATTTCTGGGGGTATATTAATGACTATATCAAAAATTAATCATTATGCGATTCCGAAGAATTGCAATCCGTCGAGCTCTGGATGTCCCCTTCACGGAATGGATCTGACGAGTCTGATTCCGAAGGAATGGGAAAACAGGTACACGGAAGTCCAGCTCACGGAAGCGGATGTCTATCTCGATGACATCACGGGAGCATATACACCGCAAGGAGCTTGCACCGATGGAACATATCTATTCCGCGCGATGGTCAGCTCCGACGAAGCCCCGACAAAGCTCCAGAAGATCGAGCTCGCTTCGGGACAGATCGTGCTCGAATCGACATCGACGAGCTACGGACACGCGAACGATATGACTTACGCGAAAGGATATCTCTACATCGCGCATTCGTCCAGCACATCCATATTATATAAGGTAGATCCCGCGACGCTCACTCTGGTCGACACGATTAATCTTCCCGTTACGATCTGGGGGATATCTTACTGCGCGGAGAACGATCTGTTCATTCTCGGAAGCGTCGGATCTGGATATCTGTCCGTTTATTATCCCGATTTTAAATTCATGTATAGGATCAAGCCCGTCAATCCCTTTTACGGACTTGTCCGTCAAGGCATTCACTGCGACAAGAATTATATTTATATCTCGCTCGATAATGCTTACGGAACAGTTATCGAAAATGATATGGGATCTCGGATCATGGTCTACACATGGAACGGAATATTCGTCAAGTCGATCCATGTCCCGATCAAAGAAATTGAGTGGGCTTTTGAGCTCAGCGGAGATCTCTACATCGGAACATACGAAGGACGCGATCCGAACGATGTCAAGAGCGGTCGAGTATATAAGATCGCTTATGATCTATATCCCGAACAGACTGTTCTGACAGGTCGCCCGACAGAAGTCTCAGGTGGAGTCAATAACTTGCAGAGACTCCCCGAGGGAACTCCCGTCAAGCTCTGGGAAGGATCAGCGAGCGCGGGATCTATCACACTCGACAGCAAGTCTCACGGACTCAGCTTCGACGAGGACAGTCCATTCAGATATATCAGATTCCGCTTCAAAGGAGCGAATCAGCAAGTCTTCGACTGGTATCCGACGAATAGCGGAGTCCCTTGTCTGAGAGAAGTCGACATCACAAACGCGGAGAACGATTCAAATATCCGAATCCGCGAGATGAGACTTTCATTCAGCGCGGGATCTCAGATCTTCACGATTGACTCGAACTTCTTCGAGCAGATCTTATATGATCAGTCGGAAAACACTATCAAGATCACTAAACACAAGGACAGCTCCACGGCTGATCTGATCGAATTAACTCATATATGGGGGATTATATAATGACGACACTTGAAAAAATCACAAAGCTCCGCGCTTATGCGCTGACCGCGAAGACCGCGATCTATAACGAGGACGCGATGACCGCGATCCAGCTCGCTGGAGTCACCGCGTGCAAAGTCAATGAATGCATTGACGCGATAAATGGCATGCTGGAGATCTGCGAAGAAGTCTTCGCGGAGATCCTCAAGCATGAAGCTCTTAATTATGACGACAGCTCGGAAGAGCTTCTCATATAATGAAAGGAAGGGAACATCATGGAAAAATGCTTTTGTCATATCAAAGACCGCATAACGGGCGAGAAGTATGAAGTCAAAGACGCTTTTGCTCGCAGTCGTCTAATAGACATGGAATCATCGATTGAAGGAATCTGGGAATCGGTCGGAATGTCTGATGAAGAAGTAAATCGACAGCTTAGAGAACACGAAGAGAGAATTACATCTCTCGAAGCTGGCGGATCTGGCGGATCTGGAAGCACTTCGTCTCTTTATATGCATAAAATCACTTTAGAATGTGAGGATTATTACGGGATGGGAATCGCTGATGTGTATTTCACATATTATTCGGGGATTGCTACACCGTTAACGAAAGAACGCTTGAAGACACTTCTGGGATCATCTGAGATCAGTGCGACAGGGTGGGCGACTTCTGACAATTGCACGGGGCAGATAGACAAAATCTATTATAATCTGTTATCTGACGATTTAGTCGTTCATTATTTCGACTGGGAACATACATCAGAGATGACAAATTATTATCAATTCGAACGCGGGGACTTTAGTATCACAGACGATGTGCAGGAGGTAACTAACATATGAATAAAGATAAAATGAGGAAGATCCGCACCGATATTGACGCGAGTATTGACGAAGCGACTCGTCTTGAGCTCACTCGGAAACTTCAATATGCTTTTGCTCTGAACAGCAAGCAGACATCCATCTTTCGCAAGCGTGAGATCGCGCGTCGAGTCGCTGAGAAGTATACTCTCGAAGATCAGATCGACATCGCTCTTTCGGGAGACACATCAGAGATCGCGCTTCTGAAAGCATTCAAGAGCACGATCGCGACGGAAGTCGATAAGTGGATACTCGCCACGGAAAGAGAGCTGATGTGATATGGCGACGAACGCGCAAATCGTATCATTTATTAATACTCTCGGAAATCTCGCGGTCAAAGAGTGCAATCGACGCGCTTCCGCTGGTCTGGGATTCGTGATCCCGTCCGTCTGTATAGCGCAGTCAGCTCATGAAACGGGCTGGGGAACTGCGGGACTCATGGTTAAGGCGAATGCATTCTTCGGAATCAAGGCGGGCGGAAGCTGGACAGGTAAAGTCTACACAGCGGACACATGGGAAGTCGCTGACGGGGAAGCTTATAACACTTCCGCGAACTTTCGCGCTTATGATAGTCTCGCGGATTCAGTCGCGGACTATTATAATCTCATTGTCAATAATTCCCGTTATTCTGCGGGAGTGAGCTATCATCCCGATAAGATCCTCAGCGCATATGATACATTATACGCGATCTGGGCGGGCGGATATGCGACAGATGATGTCTATGTCCCGAATGTCATGAATCTTCTCAATGGGCGAGATCTGACTCAATGGGACGCGAAGATTGATCCCGCGAATTCAGATGGTGATTATACATATACACCGCCAGGAGCACCGATCACACCTTCGCTGTCTGGGCTCATGGGATTCAAATTCGTCAAGATCTGAATTGTTTCATGTGAAACATTTCACAGAACACTGTTAAACAAAAAAGACTCCAGAGATCTGGAGTCTTTTTCTTTGCGGTTTGGTAGGTCGTTTCTGTGTTGTGCTCTGCCGAGTGACTAACTCGATAAGCCCGCGCCCGAAGTCAATCGGTAGCCCGCGCGAGACTTACGGAACACTGTGACACATAAGGACATCCGCGAGAATATTATATCACAATAGCGTCAAAATGTCAATAATATCTCATAAAATTTCTGCTTGCTGTTCTGGTTATTGAAGTACAGATCCCCGCGCTCAGCGATCTCTCGGAGCTTCTTACAGATCGCGGAATTCTTCTTCATTAATATATGGGACTTGTCGCTGTCATTCATGTCGATCGGGTTTGAGATCCATGTCCGATAAGTCCCGAAGTTATCTTCGTAACTGTTATCGATGTACCATTCTCCGCGCTTCGTATCTTGCCAGAGCGCGAACTTCTCTCCATCAATGATGAACTGCTGGATCTTCAATGAAGCTCCGATCGGACGCTTCTCGACGATGAAGCTGTCACTGTCTCGGAGAAATTTATTCAACATGTTATATTCTCCATATTGAGTCCCCGAGATCAGCTTTCCGAAGCGCGTCTGTGACTTCTTCTTGACAAATTCTTCATTGAAATAAAACTCGATACAGATTCCATTCTTCTTCGTGAATCGCTTGTCCAGATCTGGACGAACTCCAAAATAAACGAAGTAAGGATTGACGACGCTGATCGCGTTTCCGAAGAAGATCGCTGTGACATTATCGCGCATTCGGGCGATCGTCTCGAAGAGCTCCAGAAAGACTTGTACTTCGTTCCGAATATATCCGATCTTTCCCTTATCGATGATAAACTCGTCAAAGATGATCGTCTTCACCTTCGGGAATGCAACTGACTTTAGCTTCTGGGATGTTGTGAGCGCGATCAGCCATCCAGCGGGCTCTCCGTTGATATAGCATGTGTTTCCCTCGACGCTGAGTTCGTCTTCGGGATAAAAGTCTTTGATGTCCGCGAAGAAGTCCGTCAGCGTATCGATCTCCGTCTGATATCTTCTGATCCAGACGAATTGACTTCCATTCTTCTTGAAGCGATTAATGCAGAGACGCTTCCCCGAGAAGGACTTTCCGCCACCACGATTCCCGATGACGAAATTGAGGACGGATCGCTGTGACAGAAGTCCAGCGATGTCATAAAAGATGTTCTTGCTCATGCTGTTTCTCTCCTTATATCACAAAAGGAGCTCTCGCGAGCTCCCTCTGTTTGATGGTTTATTCCTCGTCGGGATCTCCGAAGACTTCGAGAGCACGCTTCGCGTTTGCTTCCGAATTGACTTTCGTCTCCTTGATCTCGATGATCTCCTCGATCCACCAGCACGGATATTCCTTCGTTTTATCCTCGCTTACCTTCGTCGAGTCGACCACGATCCAGCAATTCTTTTCGGGGAGATTCTTTATCGCCTTGCGGAATTTCAGATCGACGAGAGCGCCATTCTTCGTGACAGCCTTATAGCTGTTAAACGCGCGTCCGTCCTTCGTCTTCATCTCCTTGACCTGAATCTTGATCTCGATGTTCTTTCCCATTTTTGGTTACTCTCTTTCTGCTGGTTTGTATGCAGAGCCAGCTTGCTTATTAACTTAGTCTTCTTCCTCACTCCGAAAAGTGACCCTCGCGCCATCCGTACAGATCGCGATCCGATACGGGAGATTCTGACGCTTATATTCCGCGATCATCCGCTGGACTTTCCGATCAGCTTCTTTGATCGTCTGAGCTGGTGTCTCATATCTCTTCGGCTCATACACTTTGATGACGATCATCGCGCTCATCCCTCTACCCAGTCGAGCTTGATCCAGCCCCATTCGCGCTTCGTCAGCTTCCTGACATAAGCATTTTTCTTGTACCGATTCGCGAGCTTGTCCGCGGTCTTCTTGTTCCTCGCGTACCGACGCGAGATCATAACTCCCGAAGGCGATATGATATCGATCTTATAGATAACTCTGATCATGTGCTTCTCCTCTCTGCGGGGCTTGTGACCCGCTCTGCAACATTACCGACGGGGATCTCTCCCCGCAGTCACTCTGTTTTAGTGGAGCTTTCTGATTATGATGTGTCCCTTTGCGGTCGTAGCTTTCATCCGATATCCGTATCGCTTGATCGCTGTCCGAAAGGATGTCTGACCGCTGTTCATCGATCTGTAATGTACAGTCGCGTAATAGTAGATTAAGATCCCGCTGGAGCTGTCCGCGAAGTCTGCGAGCATTTCTTTAAGAGGGAGACTGTTTCTTCTCATGGCGATCACCTCACTCCACATCAATATTAAACGCGCGATATTCATCCGGAGTGTATATCTCGATATATGTTCCGAAAGGAAGGATCGCTCTGAAATCATCGGTTATGTATGCGTAATACATTTCACTATAATCTTCACAAGCGAGCTTCACTTTTGAAACAGCGATCTCACTGATCATTCTACTTAACTTAACATCTCTGACTATCCTCATGTTGATCACCTCACAGAATGTCGTTGTCTTCGAGAGCTGTCTCGATGTCGTCGTACACTTCATCATCGATGATGTTCTCTTCGGGAATCCACATAAGCTTGACGAGATCTCCCGACTTTGTGCGGAAAGCCTTCGGAACGATCAGCGCGCTGATCTTGATAAGTATGTACGGAGCTTCGTCTCCGATCGACGACTCCATAAGAGCGTACTTGACTCCGTCGACGATATGGGTGTCGATGATAGTCCATCTGTAATAGTGATTTGCGATTCTGTACTCTGTCATGTCCTTGTACCTACCTTTATAAAAATTTTTAGTGCGACAGCGGGCTAACTGTCAAGGACATTATACTATAATACTGTTATTTTGTCAACAAATAATTGTAAGGTTTAATAATTAAGTTACAATATTCACAAGTTATTCACAGTTTTAACACGGGCTTGATCTGGAAGTTCTCCGCTTCGAGATTGACTCCGCTCGGGTATCTCTTCGGCTTCAATTTACTATATAAACGATGATCGAGTCCGTCTCTGACGCAGATCTCCCATGCATTGAAGCCGACTCGGAAAGTCTCCCATGTCATGAGCTTCTTAACATCCTTAGTCGCTCCAGCGCATGTGACATGAGTCTCTCCGTTCGTGTCGATCTCGATGTATGTCTTCGCGCGGATATATCGACCAGCGGAAAAGTCTCCCTCGAATCCCCAGAGTCCCAGAGCTCCAGTCTCATCATAGTCCATCTGATCGCGGAGCTCTTCGGGAATGTCTTCCCGAGTCCCGAGATAATGGATCGAGTCTGTGTCGCAGTACAACGCTTTACCCTTGAAGCGATTCCATGTCGTGACGAGCTTCTGTCTTCCGTAGGCTGTGACGAATGCGCTATATGGTATATAGTAATGACTCGGATCTTCGGGCTCGATGTTGAAGATCTGACGATCGATCGGGAAGCGCAGTGGCTCGCCTTCGTGATATTCCGAATCTTGCGACAACATGATATATTTTGTTCCATGCTTGCCATACGCGGAATTCATGATGACTTTCGCTTCCGTTCTGTCTAACATCGCGCGGATGTATTCGGGATCTGTCTTATATCCGTCACTGTCTCCATAGCTCTTCTTGATCTGCTGGGCGCGTTCTCCCGCTTCCTGTTTCGCGTTATAATACTTCTCGACGAATCTCCTTCCGTCTGTCCTTCCGATCGTCGGAAAGTAATAATATTCGATCCAGTTATGAACAGTAAAGTCATAACTGTCTTGAAAAGTCTCGAAGTCGACTTTCGTGAACCATATAACATCGTCGTTATAGATCGACATCTCACCAGTCTCCCGATAGTCCGTCGAGCATTTCAACCACTCGCGTCCATATCGCTTCTTCATCTGGATACAAGGGAGTCGCCACGGATCGCGGAGCTTGAAGCTCACTCGGGCGCATGCGATCCATGTTCCTTTCTCTTCTGTCGGCTGTCCTTCGCGGAGCTCGAATCTACCATAAGGAATATTAAACTCCCACATGCAATATGGATACATCGAATTGACATCGATGACAGTGATCCGCTCCTCGATCGACTGCTCTTGTATGTCGGGATTTACAAACGATATACCGCCATGATACGCTTCTTTGATGTCATCCCAGACTTCAAAATTCGGAATGTGATAATCGAATTCGGGAATCAGCTTCTGCTGGATCAGATCACGCTTGAGAGCTGACGGAAGGTATTTAAAGCGCATTCCTTCGAGATCTTCATATCCTTCGATACGCGGGATCTTAAATTCCTTCGTTCCGACATATCGCTCTTCATAGACATTCGTCTTCTCATCCCAGAGGAGACAGCATTCCTTGAAAAAACTGAAAGCTTTAGAAGCTCGCGTCCGATAGATCTTCCCGTACTTATCGATCTGACCTCGGAGAGCTTCCGCAAGAACGAGACAGTCTTCCCGCAGATAGTCGCTCTCGCGCTGGGTGAGCTGGTGTCCGATCGGTCTGATCTCCTCATAAAAGTCCGCGTCTTCATCGAGCTTCTTATGCTTCGTGTTATACTGCTCTCCGACCTTCTTCAGCGTCTCAGGAAAGAGCTTCAGTGTGTCCCAGAGATAAACGAAGGCGGGAACATTCGTCGAAGCTTTGCGAGCCTTACAGATCACGATCGCATAAAATTGACCATTCTCCGAGATCGAATGTGTAAAGCAGTTCGTCAGATCTCCGCCTTCTTTCCATGTATTCATATAGACGCGATTATGTACATACTTAAATCCCATCTTGTAAAGCTGAGGAAGAATGTAATTTCCATCGTACTTCAAGTTATGTATGCCGATATCATAGATCAGCTTGTCATCGAGGACGCGAGACATAAATGATTCAATGTCGATCCCTTGCTCATATTCCTCGGTAAAGATCTCAGACAGCCCCCACGCCCAGACGCGGACATCCTTCTTATCTTCGGTCATGCATGTCTCAAAGTCTGCGGTCATGTGTCTGACATTCTTATTATCAAGCTGTCCAGCGATCGTAAATGGATAATATTTTCTGTGCATGCGATGTCCTCATTTCCTTCGGCTGATCGGGCTCAGATCATACCTTTTTTCGTCCTTTGGTCTTTCGTCTGCTCTTGCGCTTCTTGCCTTTCTTCGTGCGCTTCTTCTCGGATGTCGGGTAAAACTTCTCCAGAGAGCTCAATATCCCGCTCAGATAATCGACCAGATCTTCGGGATCGTCGCTATCCACCTGATCCGAGTCAAAGACTTCGACTTCACCGCTCGGATCGACATATCGATAGAAGTGATTGAGCTGTTCGAGAGACAGACCCTCGATCCGCTTCTTGATCTCAGGCGGAAGATCTCCACCCCAGTCTTCAAGGCTGATTCCCTTGTTTCTGACAAGTCCGTTGATCGTCTTGTATATGTGCGATCTATGCTCTTCCATGATCCTATTGACATCGGCTTTATATCCACCGCGTCCGCCCGTATCCTCACCCCAGCGCGAGACATATCGCATGAATTCTTGATATGCCTTCTCGGACTCGAATTGAGTCTTATATGAGAATGGGCTCTTATCTGTCGCCCATTTCTTTTTGGAGCTGAAATCTCCCGCGAGCATTGTCTTGATGTGACGATCGCGAATCTCATTCTCCTTCACATATTTCAGATTCGAGATGACTCGACGATTCGCTCTCTGGATCATCTGTCGGAAGACTGCTTGATCTTCCTTCGGGACTATATACTTCTCATTCATGCTCTTATACCTCTCTTAATGCTTCAATCACTCCGCTTCCGCGAAAGTCCTCACAAAATCCACAGTTACCAGCTCTGCGGGCTTGATCGTATCTGTACCGCTTGATGTTCCCGCATGAACACCGCGTCCAGTAATAATACAGATATCCGTTCGGCTCTTTGACTGACTTCGAGATGATCGTAAGATCCCCGTGTCGCTCTCCGATGTGCTTATCTTTCATTCGATGATTCTCCCTTCCATTTTATAAATAGTTATTGTGTCAGAGCGTTTGAGTCGCTCCGCGATGTGTATCGTCGACTGACTTATAAAGCGCATATACTCCTTCATGTCAGTCTCATGCTCGTCCAGATGTCTCGCGTCTGGATACTCTTCTCTGATCCTCTCGATCATCTTCATCCCATCCCTCATTTAAATCTATATTACTATAATAGCATAAATTCCTTGACAAGTCAACAGAATATTGTAAGACTTAAAATTGTTAACATTTTATTAATATATTATACAAGTTCAATAGTTCCATATTTTGGACAGTTCACACCCGTCACACCCGTCACCGGAGCGAGCGGAGCGAGCCCAGAAGGGGAAGCGGAAGACGGG